TATGAATAAAATAAAACTGCTAAACGGAGATGAGTTCAAAGTATCTGATATTATACCTAAGATGTATGATGATGTTTTTTACTATGGCTACTTAGGTCAACACGCATTATCATCTTCTTCTTGTAAGAAATTAATAGAGTCCCCTAAGGCATACGCAACATCACTTACTGAAGGTTCTCCAGATAGTCAAGCACTTAGAGATGGTAGGCTAACACACCTATGCGTACTAGAGCCACATAGACTTGATGAGTTTACATTTGTAGATGGAACTAAAGCTAGTAAGAGTTTTAAGTTAGCTGCTGAAGAGTTAGGTAAAGATTTGGTTTACACTAACCTAGAACTTAATAAGGCACAGAAGATAGCTGAAGCTGTATTGGCTAATGAAGAAGCTGCTGCTTTACTAAGTGGATGTGAGTTTGAGATACCAGCAATAGGAGACTTTATGGGGTTGCCATTTAGAGGTAAGGCGGATGCAAAGAAAGGAACAACTATCATAGACTTAAAGACTACAGCCAATATACACGACTTTGAGCACTCAGCTAAGAAGTATAGTTATGACCTACAGGCTGCTTTGTATTTAGACTTGTTTGATGCAGATGACTTTATATTCTTAGTGGTAGACAAGAGAACTTTAGATGTAGGAGTCTACACTATTACAGCAGGATTTATAGATAGTGGATTAAAGAAGCTACAGGAAGCTACAGATGCTTACAAGAATTATGTTATGAGTGACTACGATTTACAACAGTATACATTTTACGGAGAACTGTAGTATGCCATTTAACAAGGATGTATCCGACCACTTCTACGAGCTAGGTCTTGACTTATTATTTTTAGGTTACACTAGAAAAGATGTAGAGCTGTGGATAGAACAGGCAGAAGAAGATGAGTGCTATGAGGAGTGTGACGGTTTACTTAGAGCGTTGAACTACAAGAGCGATGTAGACGATGATTATTACTATGGCGAAGAAGAAGAAGACTTCATTTAATTATTATAAGACAAACAATAACGCTCAGAGTCATTGCTTTAATAAAGGGTATGTAATATATCCAGAAGCATTTGAAGGTGGTTGGAGAGTATCAATAGAATTAGGACACAGAAAACATACATATCCAGAGGTAATGTCACTTATAGAAGCTTATGTCAAGATATGGAAAGAATACGAAAAAATACAAAATAGAGATAACAATGGGAAAAATTAGAACATACAATGTAGAGGCAGCTCAACAATTAGCTGATAAATTTGTAAAAACAACAGGATTAGATTTAACAAGCACATCAAGACATCAAGAACAAGCATATTTTAGAGCATTGTTTTACAAGGTAATGTGTGATATAAATGGTATGAATGATAGGATGATTTCAGAATGGTTTGGAGATATGGGGGTAAAAAGAAACAGGTCGTCTATATTTCACGCATTAAGAAATATAGATGTTTATTACGAAAGCTTTGTAAGGTTTAGGAATGTTTATGATTTATTTTTTGACGACAAGAAGAAAGAAAGAGAAAGAATAGAAAACAAGAAGTCTGAAAGAATTAGGATAATAAATGAAAGAATAGACAGAAAGCTTGAGGCAGGAGAGAGAAATAAGATACACGAGTTAGCAGATGTTATACCTGAAGATAGGATAGACGAGATGTATGAAATGATGACGTTAAGGATGAGGTCTTGGGCTTGGAAAAGCAAAGACAAATGTCAAGTAATAGAAAGCAGCACATCAATGGAAGGTATGCATTGGTAAATACAACTGTATTATATAAGGTTAGTAGCGTTAAAAAATGTTAAAGTTTTAGGTTATTAAATAAATTATATATACATTTACAAAAATTATTATTAACAATAAGTAGTAGCTATTGACTTTATATGTTGTTGGTTACTGTAAAAACGATTAAAATGGAAAAAATTATTTGGGAATTACAAAAAGTAAATTTACTTGAAAGTGAAATTGAGAAAGTTTGGAAGTTAGAAGAAATTTCTAAAGTATTGAAAGACCTTGCAGATTTAAAACGTAAAAATATTAGTTAGTTTTTATTGTTACCAACGGGTTACGGCTATGAAGCGTTGCCGATTAAAACGCTTAAACTTTAAAAACATAAAAAAATGAGTAAAGAGAACAAAACTTTGGATAAGCAACAAAACGGAAATGATTTTATAGCCGATGTTAGGCGTAGTGTTTCTGTTGATATAGTGGATAGTGATATTGCGACAATTGAAGCCTTACACGACTTATTATTAGATGCACACGGCTATTCATTAGACTTCATTACTTTAAAAAGAGCGAGAGAATTAACTGCGAAAATGTATAAGGCGTTTGATTGACATTACGCCTAACAGTTGTACAAGGCACGTTTTAATGTGCTTTGTACTTAGTTGTAAACAAAAACCTAAACATATCGTTACAGTATTAAGATTAAACTTATGGCTAAATCAAATGAAATTAAACCTACTGATGGTAGGAAGTATAATAAAAGAAAGAAAGGTCAGTTAGATGTTGTTAAACCTACTACAGCAGCTATAAACAAAGCTAAGAGAGAAAGAATGAAGGAGTTCGGAGTCAAAGCCATTAAAAAGGTATTTGGTTCTGAACAAGACTTCTGGATGAGTCTAGCAGAAGAGGCTAAGAAAAATCATAACGATAGAAAACTATTGCTAGAATATGTTTACGGTAAACCTAAAGATGGGTTTGGTAATGCTACACAGAAATCAGCAACACCTGTTATAAATTTCTATGGACACCAACCTCCTACACAAGAAGACATTATAGATGTAACACCAGAAGATGAAGAATAGCATAAACTTACACGATAAGTACATACCTTTATTCAAAAGTAAGACAAGATACAATGTTATTACAGGAGGTAGGGGTAGTGGTAAGTCTTTTGGTATAAACGTATTCTTACTAAACCTTACATACGAAAGTGGACACAAGATATTGTTTACTCGTTATACAATGTCATCAGCCAATACGTCTATTATACCAGAATTTGTAGAAAAGATTGATATGATGGGAGTAAATTCTCACTTTAGGATAACTAAGGATGAGATAACCAACCTACAGACAGGTTCTTCCATTATATTTAAGGGTATAAGGACATCTAGTGGTAATCAGACAGCTGCACTAAAGTCTTTAAACGGAATTACAACGTTTGTAGTGGATGAAGCAGAGGAACTTGATGATGAAGGTACATTTGATAAGATAGACTTCTCTATAAGGTCTCTAAACAAGCAAAACAGGGTTATTTTAATACTAAACCCAACTACAAAAGAGCATTGGATATACCAAAGGTTCTTTTTAGGTAATATTGTTGATGATGGTTACAATGGAACTAAAGGAGACACAACTTATATCCATACAACCTATAAAGATAATAAAGATAACTTATCTGATTCCTTTATGGCTAGAATACTAGATATGAAGGCTAGAAGACCAGATAAATACCAGCATCAGATATTAGGAGGATGGTTAGCTAAGGCAGAAGGAACAATTATAAGAAATTGGAAGGTTGGAGACTACATACAGACAGAAAAGACCATTTATGGGCAGGATTTTGGGTTCTCTGAAGACCCTACAACACTTGTAAAGATATCTGTAGATGATTTTAACAATAGAGTCTATGTAAAGGAGATTTATGGTAAAACAGGGCTTTCTACGTCAGATATAGCAAATATGAATAGAGCTGAGTGTGGTTTAGACTTGATAGTTTGTGATTCATCAGAACCTAGACTTATAAAGGAACTAAAGAAGAAAGGATTGAACATACAACCTGCTGTAAAGAAGAGTGGTAGTATATTATCCGGTATAGCACTTATGCAGGACTATGAAATAATAGTAGACCCAAGAAGTAAAGGTGTTGTAAGGGAGTTTAATAACTATGTATGGCACGAGAAAGGTGTAAGACCAATCGATAAGTTTAATCACTTTTGTGATGCTATAAGATATGCCTTGATGAGATTAGCTACAAGTAAGAACAAAGGAATTTATACGATAAGATAGAGCGTTTAATATAAAGGGGTGCGTTTATTATGAAGGGGTAACAATTAATTTTGTTGCTCCTTTTTTATTTTTATTCCGTCTTTGTTATGAAGGGGTAACTCACTATGTTTAATATGATGGGGTATGTTTAATATGATGGGGGTACTATGTTTAATATGATGGGGGTGGGGCTGTAAATTTCTTGTCTTTTGGCTAAAAATAATTTAACTTTTTTTGTTTGGTTAATTGAAATATTTTTTGTAGTTGCGTGCCTGTACATTTGTTTAACTTTTATATTACAAAGCTATATTTTAGAAAATACCTTTATTACATTTTAAAAGCTGGTTTTGTTGTGTTTTGTACTTTTTTTGTTTTATTACATTATTCGCAAAACGTTAACATTTTTAAGCAAAAGTGACACAAAGTCATAAAAAAGTGACAAAATTACGCTTGTTTTTGATTGATTTTTGTAAAAAAGTGGGTTTTTTTAGCTATAAAATTGACTTAAAAACAGCTAAATTACATTATTCGCAAAACGTTAACACATTTTAACAGGTTTTTTGAAGTATTCGCAATGAATTATTCTTAGTTTTTGGTGCTTTTCATTATATTATAATTAATAAAATTTCTTGTTTTTTAGTAATATGATAAAAATTCAAACTTTAACACTTTATTTTTGCCAAAAAAGTACAAAAACCAATGTTTTTTTGTAGGTTTAAGTATTATTAATTATTAAAAATCTTATAAAATGCAAAACAAAACAAATTTTAACGCTGTAGACAAAGTAATAATGTATTCGTTTAATTACGAGCATAAATTTATTGAAAATATTTTTGATGAATATCTCGCTCAGCATCTTAGAAATAAATTTTCTAACTACTGTAATAGATTTGGCAACAGTCAAACAGCTTTTATGTATTTGTACACGTCTTTAAGTAGTGACAATAAAGAAACATTAATTAACTATATTTTAAACAAGTAATAACTTAAAAAACAAACAAAGTGCAAACAATTAAACAAGTATTAAAAAAAGCAAATCAAATCTTAAAAGAGCTTGCAAGCGGTGCAGCTTATGCTATTAACAATTAAAACTTTAAACAATGGACGAAACAATACAAATAATAAAAAGCTTGGCAAATCTAACAGACAATCTTTACCTGTTAGATAAAATAACCTTATTAGAGCAACAAATCAAAAACGAACTTAAAAACAAATAACAATGAAAACAGTATTTACCAACAGCGAAATAGTACACATATTTAACGAGCAAAACCAATACGAGGGGCGAACCTCAAAAGGTTCAATGTATTTTTATAACAATAAGATTTACAGCTATGGGTCACACTATTTATTAGGTCATTTTTTAGACAATCAAACGATACTAATAAACGATAAAGGATACAGCAAAACAACAAGTAAACATATTTATTTATTACAGGATGCAACAAGGAACAGAAAACAATACTTTGTAACGCAAACAGAATACAAAACAGTTAATGAAAGTATAAAAGATTATTTAAATAAATTAACTAGAGCAACAAAGAAAAAACAGTATTATTTATCTAGAGTAGATGGTACTTTAAAAATGTACTTTGATTATTTAGAATATACAAAGCAAAAAACAAAGCATAAAAAATACAAAGAACATAGAGAGACTTTAAGGCTTGCGAATGACTTTTATAATAACTTTGATGACTTGCAAGAAACAATAAAAGAAAGTAACAGGAAACAAGCTATAAAAGATAAAAAAGCAATAGAACAAAAATTAAAAGACTGGAAAGACTTAAAAATTAACTGGTTTAGGAATAAAACAAATATTGATTTTTTAAGGCTGAACAATGATTTTGTAGAAACTAGCCAAAATGTAAAAATTCCAATATTAGAGGCAAAAAGATTATTAAAACTCATTGAGCATAAAAATATAATAGGTCAAAGAGTAGATAATAGATTTATTGTAAAGGCTTTTAATAGCGTTTTAAAGGTGGGGTGTCACAACATACCAATAAAAGAAATAAACTACATTAAACAATTAATAAAATAAAAATGATTAGATACTTAAATATAAAAACAAAATACGGAATAGAAACTTGGGAAACTATAGACCGAAAAGATTTTAAAAACTACAGCGATTTTGTACAAGAAATTAAAAACTTAAAATATAATTACGCCTTAATGGGTTACAATCTTTACACCTCGCAAAAAGCTTCAAACAATTAAAAATAAATAACAATGATTAATACCTATAAAATTAGCCTGAGCTTATTACTAAAATTAAGCAAAACAAAAAAATGTTTCCTTTGTTTTAATGTAGAAAATAATACAATTAAGGAATACATTTTAACTAATGATTTGACACGTTACCGTTTAAAGTATCAAAGCTTTAAATTAGTAGAAATAATAAAACCAAGAATAAACAAATTAACAATAGAAATATAAAACAATGAATGTAGAACAATTAAACTACTTAAGACAAAACACAATAGAACTGATTAAAGATTTAACACTTGTTAATTGGTTAATTAAATTAGATAACTATTATTTAAAAAAAATTAGTAATAATATAGAACTAACAAGTATTAAAAATAGGGAACAATTTAATTTTATAAACTACCTTATAAACTCAAGACTTTAACAATAATTTTACAATAAATTAAGCTACTTTTTTAAGTAGCTTTTTTTATGCAATAATTTTATAAGGTATTG